TTACGGGGTAATGCCAACCGCTGCCGCCACTTTGTCGCCACTTGGCAGCGTTGCCAGAGGATTGAAACGGAGCGCCGTTTCCAGATGATCCGGTGCCAGATGTGCGTAACGCATAGTCATTTTTATATCGTGGTGTCCGAGAATTTTTTGTAAGGCCAGAATGTTTCCACCCGACATCATGAAGTGCGCCGCAAACGTATGGCGCAGAACGTGTGTGAGTTGACCGCGAGGGAGCACGATAGACGTTTTTTCCATCACGGATAAAAATTGAAAATAGCAGTCTGTGAAGAAATTGAACCCATCAAGCGCCATGATCTCTTCGTAAAGCTCTTTACTGATAGGGATGCTTCTGTTTTTCTTCCCCTTCGTTCTGACAAAGGTAATTCGGTATTTGGTCACCTGTGAGCGGGTAAGATTTACGGCTTCACGCCAGCGTGCGCCTGTGCTTAAGCATATCTTAACTACCGGTGCCAGAATTGGGTCCTGACGTTTGCAATCAGCCAGCAATTCAACAATCTGCTCATGGGTAAGCCATGCCATCTCTTTTTCTGCGATGGTGAATTTTCGCATGTTCTCCAGTGGGTTCGGATACGACCATTCGCCCAGACGGGATAGTTCGCTAAAAACACTACTTAGATAGCTTTGCTCCAGGTTAATGGTGACCGGGCTTGCTCCTTTCTTCCATTTCTCGCTGAAGTAGATCTCGCCTGTCAGGCGTTTATCTCGATAGTGGGCAAACATTTTAGAGGTGAGATCGGTTGCAAGAGGATTGCCTAGGGCGTCAACCATCAGCAGCAATTTGTCATAGACATGCTGTCCAGCAGTCAGAGATTTACCATGTAGTTTGAACCATAGCTCAACCACGTCTTTCAGGGTTCGACGATCCACTGATTCGCCCAGCCAGGGCTTTGATTCGGTTTCTTCCATCGTGTGACGCTCAAAAGCCAGAGCTTCGCCTTTGGTGGCGAATTGTTTACGCACACGACGCCCACTTCGTCCGGCGGGGTAACATTCGCAAAGCCATTTCCCTGTGGTGAGTTTTCGTACTGCCATAAAAAATGCCCTCCAGTAGAGAGCATTTTTACTGTATGTATAACCAGTGTCAATGTATGAAATCCTACGACCATACATCTCACTGAAGCCATAATGAAGTTGGCTATTCTTTTTGCTATGTGAGCATGTAACTTTTGCGGTTAACCTGCGGCTCATTTTTATTTTAGACGCAGATATAAAAGCAAAAGTTATCGTGAGTTTTTAGTACAGATTTTTTTGGATTTACTAATAGTTCCATCATTGCAAACGAATTTGCCATCTGAGGTACAGTGAGAAACACCTCCCTTTTTCCCTGAGCAGGGATAATTTCTAGCATAGGTAGTTAGTGGGTTTAATAACAAAGAACATGACAAAACCACAAAAAATACCTTACCAAGCATAGTTTCCTCCCGGTACTATTTAACATACTTGACTGTTAAACTTATAATTCTACCAATTATTTCAATGTCTTCTATCTTGCATTCGAAGGCTCTGTTTCCACCCTCGACGAAGATTCTTCCACCGGGTAAACGAGTAATGTCACGGATCGTTATTTCGCCATCAATACTTATTACCCATTTACCATCACGTATATCATCAAATTCTTTATCACAAATAAATTCAGAATTGTTATCTGTGATGACAAAAGGTTTTTTAAACGTAGAGGGTAGAAATCCCTTATCAAAAATATAAAAACCGTCTTTCTGCAATGCTCCATCAGACAATAAATATTTTTCTACTTCTATAGTATTTGTATTTGCTGATGCTTGCTTTGAACCATGCCCTGTTGTTAGCCAATTAAGCGAGGTGCCCGTTTCAAGGGCGCACTGGATTACCCAATCTGCTGGAAAAATATCACGCATATAGCGCGTTGCCATGGTGCTCTTAGAAACACCTAAATGATCACAGAGAGCCTGACGAGTACCGAACCCATATGCTTCAACTAAACGTTCTATGGCTTTCTTACCGCCGCTATTGAAATCCACAAGTCCTCCAAAGAAATCCAAAATTCGTTGACAGATTCCAAAAGCGATCTTAAAGTTGAACCAGAAGTGTTCTTTTGGAGCCTTCACTACTAATCACGACAAACAACGGCTCGCCACAAGCCATATCTAGAAGGAATGTTGCCTTATGACACCTAACATTTCAATTACTCTGAATACACCACATGTCACAATCGAACGTTATAGCGAACTGACTGGCCTTTCTATTGATACGATTAACGACATGTTGGCTGATGGCCGACTACCTCGTCATCGTCTTCGTAAAGACAAAAAACGTGAAAAGGTAATGATTAACCTGGCTGCTCTGACTGTTGATGCTTTGTCTGCTTAATAGACGTCTATTTTCGCAATAAGACGCTGAGTTCGATTTTGCGATAAGTTCGGAGTTGAAAACCATGTTTGATTACCAAGTTTCCAAACATCCACATTTTGATGAAGCCTGTCGTGCATTCGCACTGCGCCACAATCTGGTGCAACTGGCAGAACGTGCGGGCATGAATGTGCAGATTCTGCGGAACAAGCTGAACCCAGCTCAACCTCATTTATTAACCGCACCAGAAATCTGGCTGCTTACCGATCTGACTGAAGATTCAACGTTGGTAGATGGTTTTCTGGCACAGATTCATTGTCTGCCATGTGTACCGATTAATGAGGTAGCAAAAGAGAAACTGCCACATTACGTCATGAGTGCAACCGCAGAGATCGGGCGTGTTGCTGCAGGTGCGGTATCTGGCGATGTAAAAACCAGTGCAGGTCGTCGTGATGCTATCAGCAGCATTAACTCTGTAACACGACTGATGGCGCTGGCGGCTGTTTCATTGCAGGCCCGTTTACAGGCTAATCCTGCGATGGCGAGTGCAGTTGATACCGTGACTGGCCTCGGTGCTTCCTTCGGTTTGCTGTGAGGTGCTTATGCTGACGAAAGAACCATCATTTGCATCGCTGCTGGTAAAGCAAAGCCCGGCAATGCACTACGGTCACGGCTGGATCATGGGTGAGGATGGAAAACGCTGGCATCCGTGCCGTTCACAAGATGAATTGCTGGCAGAACTATCTACGAAGAAACGGGGGAACAAATGGCTATTGAAGGCGCTGCGGCGACTGTTCCATTAAGCCCCGGTGAACGCCTGAATGGACTTAATCACATTGCGGAGTTAAGGGCGAAAGTTTTTGGTCTGAATATTGAGTCAGAGCTTGAACGGTTTATTAAAGATATGCGTGATCCACGGGATATTAATAGCGAACAAAATAAACGGGCACTGGCTGCCATATTCTTTATGGCAAAAATTCCAGCTGAACGTCATAGCATCAGCATTAATGAGCTGACCACTGACGAAAAGCGGGAGTTGATTAAAGCAATGAATCATTTTAGTGCAGTGGTGAGCTTATTTCCCAGACGGCTAACCATGCCGAATTAACCAACTAATGAAATTAATGGCGTAAACCCGCCAGGCATCCCTTTATCTAAATTCAGGAGAATTGATTATGCGTAATATTGAAACCCTCACGACCAAAACCGGACCGGATGACGCAGGGCTTAATATTTTACTGACAGAGGCTCGTCTGGAAGAACGCCGGGCAAGGGCTGAAGCAATGGCAGCTCGCCTTGATAGCCTGGCGTGTCATATCACATCCCGCCAGCTAAACCACGTCGAAGCGGCAGAACTGCTTCGTGTGACTGCTGAAGCAATCCAGAACGAAGCGCAGGAGATCCACTAATGGCTGATGCAATGGATCTCGTACAGCAGCGCGTTGAAGAAGAACGCCAGCGTCATATCCGTGCTGCCCGTGCCAAAACGCCGGGCGTGTCCCGCGTGCTTTGCATTGAGTGTGAAGCGCCAATTCCGCCAGCACGCCGCCGTGCCATTCCGGGTGTGCAGCTTTGCATTACCTGTCAGGAAATCGCAGAGCTGAAAGGCAAACATTACAACGGAGGTGCTGTATGAGCACCATCCTGAAATGGGCGGGAAATAAAACTGCCATAATGTCAGAACTGAAAAAATACCTTCCTGCTGGCCCGCGACTGGTTGAACCTTTCGCGGGTTCCTGTGCTGTGATGATGGAGACGGATTACCCCAGCTATCTGGTTGCGGATATTAATCCTGATTTAATCAACCTCTATAAAAAGGTTGCCGCTGATTGTGAATCGTTTATATCTCGCGCCAGAGTTTTATTTGAGATCGCAAACAGGGAGGTGGCTTATTACAACATAAGGCAGGAGTTTAATTACTCCACTGAAATTACTGATTTCATGAAAGCGGTATATTTCCTGTATCTCAATCGTCACGGTTACCGTGGTTTATGTCGCTATAACAAGAGCGGGCATTTCAACATTCCCTACGGTAATTATAAAAATCCGTATTTCCCTGAAAAAGAAATTCGCGCATTTGCAGAAAAAGCCCAGCGGGCAACGTTTATCTGCGCCAGCTTTGATGAAACGCTGGCGATGTTGAAGGCGGGAGATGTGGTGTATTGCGATCCGCCGTATGACGGCACGTTTTCCGGTTATCACACTGACGGCTTCACTGAAGATGACCAGTATCACCTGGCATCCGTTCTTGAACATCGGTCATCAGAAGGACATCCGGTCATTGTTTCTAACAGTGACACATCCCTGATCCGTTCGCTGTATCGCAATTTTACTCACCACTACATCAAGGCAAAACGCAACATCGGTGTGGCAGCTGGCGAGGGTAAATCAGCAACAGAAATCATTGCTGTTTCCGGGCCGCGCTGCTGGGTGGGATTTGATTATTCGCGTGGCGTGGACAGTTCTGCCGTGTACGGAGTACGTGCATGAGTCATGCCGATATGAACAACTGCTGTGGCTTTAACGAGGCTGCCGCAGCATTCTCATGGAACAGCCCGAAAAAGGCCATTAACCCTTATCTGGACCCGGCGGAAGTTGCGCCGGTTTCTGCGCTTTCAAACCTGATCACTCTGTACGCTGCCGATAACGAGCAGGAACAACTGCGCCGCGAGGCACTGAGTGATCAGGTCTGGGAGCGTTATTTCTTTAATGAATCCCGTGATCCTGTCCAGCGCGAAATGGAGCAGGATAAGCTAATTAGCCGGGCAAAGCTGGCGCATGAGCAGCAGCGTTTTAATCCAGACATGGTCATTCTGGCGGATGTCAACGCCCAGCCTTCCCATATCAGCAAGCCGCTGATGCAACGTATTAAATACTTCAGCAACCTGGGCAGGCCAAAGGCTTATTCCCGCTATTTGCGTGAGACGATTAAGCCATGCCTGGAACGACTGGAGCATGTACGCGACAGCCAGCTATCTGCATCTTTTCGTTTTATGGCAAGCCATGAAGGGCTGGACGGTCTGCTGATCCTGCCTGAAATGAGTCAGGATCAGGTGAAACGCCTGTCCACCCTTGTCGCTGCGCATATGAGCATGTGTCTTGATGCCGCTTGTGGTGATTTGTACGCCTCCGATGATGTTAAGCCGGAAGAAATCCGCAAGACATGGGAAAAGGTGGCATCAGAAACCCTGCGACTGGATGTCATACCGCCTGCGTTTGAGCAACTCCGCCGGAAAAGAAACCGCCGCAAACCTGTGCCCTATGAACTCATTCCAGGTTCGCTGGCGCGTATGCTGTGCGCCGACTGGTGGTATCGGAAATTATGGAAGATGCGTTGCGAATGGCGGGAAGAGCAGTTGCGTGCTGTCTGTCTGGTCAGCAAAAAAGCATCTCCCTATGTCAGCTATGAAGCCGTGATGCATAAACGTGAGCAGCGCCGTAAGTCGCTGGAGTTTTTCCGTTCTCATGAACTGGTGAACGAAGACGGCGACACGCTGGACATGGAGGATGTGGTAAACGCCAGCAGCAGCAACCCTGCGCATCGCCGCAATGAGATGATGGCCTGTGTTAAAGGCCTGGAGCTTATCGCGGAAATGCGCGGTGACTGCGCCGTTTTCTACACCATCACCTGTCCGTCACGTTTCCATTCCACGCTAAATAACGGCAGGCCCAACCCGACCTGGACAAATGCGACGGTAAGACAAAGCAGTGATTATCTGGTTGGCATGTTTGCTGCATTTCGTAAGGCGATGCACAAAGCCGGATTGCGCTGGTATGGCGTGCGGGTGGCTGAGCCGCATCATGACGGTACAGTTCACTGGCACCTGTTGTGTTTTATGCGCAAAAAAGATCGCCGCGCCATTACTGCTTTGTTGCGTAAGTTTGCCATTCGTGAAGACCGCGAGGAGCTGGGGAATAACACGGGGCCACGCTTTAAGTCTGAGTTGATTAACCCGCGCAAAGGAACGCCGACAAGCTACATCGCGAAATATATCAGTAAGAACATTGACGGGCGTGGTCTGGCTGGCGAGATCAGCAAGGAAACGGGTAAATCCCTGCGTGATAACGCTGAATACGTGAATGCCTGGGCGTCTCTGCATCGTGTTCAGCAATTCCGCTTCTTTGGCATTCCGGGGCGTCAGGCTTACCGTGAACTGCGATTGCTGGCTGGTCAGGCGGCAAGGCAACAGGGTGACAAAAAAGCAGGTGCGCCGGTACTGGATAACCCGCGCCTTGATGCAATCCTGGCTGCTGCTGATGCTGGTTGTTTTGCCACCTACATCATGAAGCAGGGCGGCGTACTGGTTCCCCGTAAATATCACCTCATCAGAACTGCTTATGAAATCAACGAAGAGCCGACCGCCTATGGCGATCACGGCATTCGTATTTATGGCATCTGGTCACCTATTGCAGAGGGCAAGATCTGCACTCATGCCGTGAAGTGGAAAATGGTTCGTAAGGCCGTTGACGTTCAGGAGGCGGCAGCCGACCAGGGCGCTTGCGCCCCTTGGACTCGTGGCAATAACTGTCCCCTTGCTGAAAATTTGAACCAACAGGAGAAAGATCAATCAGCTGATGGGGACCCCAGAACGGACATTACCAGCATGGATGACAAGGAGTTGCACGATTACCTGCACAGTATGAGCAAAAAAGAGCGCCGGGAACTGGCAGCAAGGTTACGCCTGGTGAAACCGAAACGGCGTAAAGACTACAAACAGCGAATTACAGACCATCAGCGACTGCAGCTCGTGTATGAGCTGAAGTCCAGAGGATTTGATGGCAGCGAGAAAGAGGTCGATTTACTCCTTCGCGGAGGCAGTATTCCGTCAGGAGCAGGCCTGCGTATCTTCTATCGGAACCAGCGTTTGCAGGAAGATGATCAGTGGCGGAACCTGTATTAATTACGCGGGTTAACAATTCGTGCTCTTAATAATACCAGGCATATCAGGCTGATGAACGTAAAAAATCGTTTTACATCAGTAAGATTATTATATACTGTAAATATAAGCAGTGGTTATGCATACAGCATTGCGTGTGGTGTCATAGGAGGAAAGATGCAGGACTATTTTTTGGAGTCTTTGAAGCTCCAGCGCATTGATTTTTTTCTTAAGCTTGTAGCGGCTAGTGAGTGTAGTGATGAAGAGAAGGGGCTGGCTCTGCAGTGGGTTTCTGAATTGACTGATGAACTCATGGCAAAAATCAGAACCCACGAATACAACCGCTCAATGGATGTCATCAGCTGAGGTGACTTTTATGCGCATTGAAATAATGATCGATAAAGAGCAGAAGATTAGCCAGTCTACCCTGGACGCCCTTGAATCCGAGCTTTACCGCAATCTGCGCCCCCTGTATCCCAAAACGGTAATTCGCATTCGCAAAGGTAGCTCTAACGGTGTGGAACTAACCGGACTGCAACTGGACGAAGAAAGAAAACAAGTGATGAAAATTATGCAGAAGGTGTGGGAAGACGACAGCTGGCCGCATTAAGAAACGTTGCTGGCGTCTGAACTTGCTTCTGGCGTCAGCAAGGTTGAACAACGAGCCCTTGCGAGGCGTTAGCTCTGTAGTGCATGTCTATGCCGCATGAGATCGCATGATCGTTTGAGGATCGTTTTTGCTAAGGCCCGCCAGAACTGGCGGGCTTTTGCGTAGATCATGCAGGTGCATGAAAACCACTACATAAAGCGGGCAGGCGTGGCGGGGATACGAGCGCGCGCCGAAGCGATTACGTAAGAGTTTTGGCTATTGATGTCATAGTGAACTTAATGATGGAGAAAGTGTCAACCTATGTGTAAACTACAGTTAGTAAGATAAAGAGATATGAGATGAAACAATTTCAAGGAGGGCGGCATGAGTACTAAAAGCGAACGTATGTCCAATGCGCCCGTTTACTATGCATTGGTACAAGTAAAGTTTACTCCAATAGCTGCAATGAGTAAGTATGTTCCAGACATACAAGATGCGCTAAGAGTTGAGGGATTTCCTTTATTTGAGGTTTCCAATACAACTCAGTTGAAATTTGAAATAAAAAACCCCAATGAGCCACCGGTACATTCATTTGAGCCTGTGACAAGTTGGTTGATGATTGATGCAGATAGAAGATCTGGTTTTGTTTTGGGCAACGATTTCATTACGTTCCATACAACATATTATGATAACCATGTATCTTTCATCTCGTCATTGATACTTGGTCTGAGCAAAGTTCTAGAATTTGCTAAGCCATCGCTGTTAAGTCGGATTGGGCTTCGATATTTGGATGCTGTGTTTCCTGAGAAAAGCGAAACAATTGAGCAGTATCTTGTAAAGGAACTTCATGGTGTTGATTTCGGATGGACGCCAATACAGTCCATACAAGAGTCCGTATATCAGACATGTGTTGAGCCATTGATCCCTAATGGATTTATGGTTTCACGAATACATAAGATGAATGGTCAGCTAGGTTTTCCGCCAGATATGATTCCTAATGGTTTACTGCCGTTGCCGAGATTTAGTAACACAGAGCATCGTATGCACGCAATAATTGATACAGATCATTATGTTGAAGGCAACATGTCAACTGATTTGCAGTTAATTGAAAAACAGATTCTTTCGTTGCATAGTAAAGTTAAAGAAGCATTTGAAGGCATGGTTTCAGATTTTGCCCGCACTAAATGGCACTGAAACAACGGAGGTGACTAAAATGTATGCAATTCCTACTGGAAGCATAGGCTCTGTAGATCGATATACTCCAAATTTGCAGTCAAGCTCATGTGTATCAGGTGTTGTTGCTGTCGCCGCATCTTTACTATTAGTTGGTACGGGGGCTTCATACCCTGTAAATGCTTATAAGCAATGGCGTCAGTATGTTCAGCCAAGGGTTCAGTTTGCATTTGATTCCATAGAATCAACGTACACGCCTGCAATTTCTCCTGAGGTTGATGTCAGGAGTGTTGCCCAACATTTAGCTAATATTCGAGAAGTGCTGTCTCCATCAATGTCAGAACTGGCAAAGGATTTGGGGATAACTCGGCAGGCTCTCTATAAATGGTTGTCAGGGGAGAACCAGCCTGATGATGCTTCAAAAGTGCAATTCATTACCAACCTTAGTAATGTCGCTGACTCTTTTTCCAAAGCTGGACTCCATGATGCGAAGCTATTGGTGAAAATGAAAGCATTTAATGGTAAGTCATTGATGGACGTAGTAAAAGAAGGTGAGGATTGGAATAGGGCAGTTCAGGTATTGATTGATGAAGCTAAAGCGATGAATGCTGCTGCTGAATCGGCCAATTACTTAGCAAGCAAGGCGAAACCGACAGATGATTGGAAGTCATCTATTTCAATTCCTGGAACGGTAGAGGAATAAATCACATTTATGTTGGTACGAGGAACATCATGGCGTCAGGGGCATGTACTTAAACATGATGATGCCGTTTCACTTGGAATTCTGCAGCCTGATGAAACGAACCATAAAGTTGTAGTTATAACGCATGATTGTGATTTACAGAGTAATTCAGAAAAAAACGTGGAACTGATGTTTGGCCCCTTGAAAAAGGGGTCAAGCAGGATGAAAAGAGCTAAGCATCCGAGAATCCTCGATCTATGTTTTGAAAATCCAGAAAGTGCGAAGAAGAATGCAGTAGAGCTCCGGCATGAAAGGAAAGTCATCATTCCTAAAGAAGCTTTCTGTTGTGAGGAAAACGATCCAGCATTCTCCATTAGCACAGAAGAGAAACAAGCTCTTAAGCAATGGTTAGCTGCTAAGTATGGTCGTCCAGCGTTTCCTAACTCGTTTGAAGAGCGCTTGTGGGCTTACGACGAGGATAAAAAGTTTATTTTCGAAAAAGAAGTTGCGGACATTATCGCCACAAACGCAGAGCATTTGATCGGAGTTTTTTTCGATTTGGGCGAAGAAAGATTTAACGATCTTGAGGAAGGCATACCATATGAGCTTTCTATCAATGTTGTTTATGATGCAACTGAAGGTGGCCCCGATGCCAGAAGAGCGGCTGAACAAACATGTTCTGATCTAAAGGCTTTGTTTTATAAGTTTTATGGTGATCCAACCTTGGGGCATTCAGAACTTATAGAATTGAATACGTGCATAGCTGTTGCTGATACTCATTTCTCCCTGTATGCATTGAGGCGGATGGATCAATGGAGGGTAGAATACATCAGCCTTGAAGAAGATTCATATGGCGATTTCATTGGTGCCGGTGTTTAAACTGGCTGTTCCGACAGCCAGTTTAAATAGGCTTTAATCAAGTATTGCCTAATTTATATTCGCCAAAACGAATAATTTCGTCATTAAGCCATTCATTTAATTCAATTAGCCTTTTTTGTAATGGAATTAACTCGTTACGAACAAATACATGACTCGCCTTTTCGACATCCCCAAACCCCCCAACATTATTCGGCATAATCCCCATCATTTGCGGCGGCACGCGGTGCGCTGCCATCATGTCATCCCGGCTCACGTTCTTGATATTCAGAAACTCATCCTTCGCCGCGACTTCTGACAGAGGAATGATCTGAAGCCCGTCCTTTTTGCCGTTAGGCGAGTACATAAACAGATTACGGAAGTTGCCAGGGCCTTTGGCGCTTTTCATCGCATTGCGGAGGTTGTTCACGTCCTCCTGGTTCTGCGCGGCATCGGTCATGTACATGATGAAGCCTGCATGGCTGCCGTTGATGTAATACTTACGGCGGAACAGCGTGGCGGACTCGTTGAGCAGGGCTGACGGAATGGCAGAAAGATAACCGGGCAGGCCGTAGATCTCCTGGTTGATGTCCGGTTCCATCAGATGAAAAATGCTGCCTTTCGTGAACTGATACGGCTGCGTAGTCATGCCGTATTGCACAAACCAGTAGGTATCCAGGTCTAATCCGCGTCGGGTGTATTTTGCCAGAGCAGGCTCAAGGGCGATAACTTCACCGAACCGGTTTGTGCGTTTCTCCAGGTAGGCGTTACCAAATACCAGATAGTCCTGCACAAAACGCGAAAAAGCCTGCTGGCTGAGCAGCGGGTGAGGGATGTAGGTGCTGGTCAGAATGTTGCACTTTACTGCAATCGGGGAACTATGATGCACGGCAGCGCGGAAGGTGCGCGCCAGTCCGTCAAAGCTGACGGGCGGCTCATACCAGCGGTCCATCTGTACGCATTCCACATAATCCAGCAGTTCTCGGCGGTCCAGAACAGGAACGGGATCGCCGAAGCTGAATGCTTCGGCTGTAGTTTGACTTTTAAGCTGGATCTGTTTCGTCGCCGCAGCGCGGTTCTTCTTACTCTTTCCCATCAAAAAATCTCCACAATATTGCTGGTATTGGCGGATTCGCCCTGCAGCGGTTCGTTAAACAGTGCGTGCATCGTTGCCCAGGCCAGATCGGCGTGGCTGGCTTCTTCGCTGCGGCTGGCTTCATAGGTCGGGCGGTTGCCACTGGCGGTGGTGGCGCGACGGATTGCCATAAAGGACTGCGCTATGTCGGTGTGTCCGGCGTCAAACTCCAGACGGCGGTGGCTGATAATGTCGTAGGCCTTGAGTACCAGAGCGTTTTTAACGTTGGGGTTGTAGACAAACTCCCGGACGGCAGGAAAAAACGCTTTCACGTTCTCGTAAACCCCGTGACCAACGCCGGTTGAGTCGATACCGATATAGGTCACGTTGTACTGTTCGGTCAGTTTTTTGATGGCGTCAGCCTGGGCGCGGAAGTCCATTCCGCGCCACTGGTGACGCTCAAGAATGCGGAACTTACCGCCCGGCACGGCTGGCGGAGCCACCACCACGCATCCGGCGCTGTCGCCGTTCTGCGTACCTTTCGCCGGGTCATATCCGATCCACACTTCGCGCCAGCCAAACGGGCGCAGGGCCAGTGCATGAAAGTCGGTCCAGACTTCCCAACTGTCCACCATGCACGCCTGCAGCTCGCTGAGCGGGAACACGGACGCGAGATCGTCCACGAACTCACACATCAGCAGGTTCTGGTATTCGTCCGGGCTGTACTCCATGCGCAACTGGTCGAGGTCGAATAGGTTACAGCCGCCGCGCACCGCATCTTCCACAGTGACTATCTGGCGGTACTGCCCGTCTGCGCACAGCAGGCCGGGGGCCAGATTGCTGTGGGACAGGTCGATGTCCACCTTATCGGCTTTGTTGCGCCCTCGGTTGAACAGCGCACCGGACCAGAACGGATAAGCACTGTGTGTCAGGCTGGATGGCGTGGAAAAATAGGTTTGTCGCCATTTTTTGTGAATAGCCATACCGGAAGCCACTTTGCGCAGCTCCTGGAATTTCGGTATCCAGAAATATTCATCCAGATACAGGTTGCCGTGGTAACTCTGGGCCGTGCGGGCATTGGTGCCGAGGAAGTACAGCGTGGCCCCGTTAGGAAGCACCATCGGATCGCCTTTCAGCTCCACCTCCACTTCTTTGGCGAAGTCGATGATGTACTGCTTAAAGACGTGGGCCTGAGCCTTGCTGGCGGAAAGGAAAATCTGGTTACGCCCGGTCAGCAGGGCGTCAATCAGGGCTTCACGGGCAAAATAGAAGGTCGCGCCGATCTGGCGTGACTTCAGCAGGTTGCGGATGCGGTTGGTTTTTCCGGCTTCCCACCAGTGGCGCTGGTAGTTGAACATGGAGGAATGGAAGATTTCTTCCAGCTTCTCAATCTGTTCATCGGTGAAAACGTTCTTTTCCGGCTGACGGCGCGGGCCTTTGTTGCGGTTGGCGACGTTAGGGTTTAAGTCGGCTTCGTTGCCGCCATTGTTAAACTTGCCGATCCGCGCATGGCGCTCCGACTGGCGTGCCAGCAGGTCAATCTCTTTGAAATCTTTCCCTTCTTTGTGCTCCTTCATAATGAGCTGGCAGTAGCGTGCGGCGGTGGTGAGCTGCATCTGATCCAGCGGCCCATAGTCACCCCACTTGTCGCGTTTTTTCCAGCTGTGAACGGTTGCAACTTTCTCGCCCAGCATTTCAGCAATGCGGGCTACGCGGTATCCCTGAAAGTACAGCAGCATGGCCTGCCTACGGGGATCGAGATCTGCGGGTGTCAGTGTGGTGTTCATGGCACAAACCTACAGCCTTGAATGAAGGCTTTCCCCGCCTGCGGTTTGTGTGGTTGTCGGTACAAATACCGCGCATTGTTTCACTGCCCCCATCACCGCAACCATAAGGCTCCAGTAAGTTTTTTCTAACGGAGCACGGCTCATGACAGTGAAAGCAAAGCGTTTTCGCATCGGGGTGGAAGGTGCCACCACCGACGGACGCGAAATCCAGCGTGAATGGCTGGAACAGATGGCAGCCAGCTACAACCCGGCGGTGTATACCGCGCTGATTAACCTTGAGCACATCAAGTCTTATCTGCCGGACAGCACCTTTAACCGCTACGGCAAGGTGACGGCGCTGTTTGCTGAAGAAATCACGGAAGGTCCGCTGGCGGGCAAGATGGCACTGTATGCCGACGTTGAGCCAACGGAATCCCTGGTGGAGCTGGTGAAAAAAGGCCAGAAATTATTCACCTCTATGGAAGTCAGCCCAAAGTTTGCTGATACGGGCAAAGCCTACCTGGTCGGCCTGGCTGCCACTGATGACCCTGCCAGTCTGGGCACTGAAATGCTGACATTCAGCGCCAGTGCGGCCCATAACCCGCTGGCAAACCGCAAGCAGAATCCTGCCAATCTCTTTACCGCTGCAGAGGAAACGGTGATCGAACTGGAAGAAATCCAGGATGACAAACCGTCCCTGTTTGCCCGTGTCACGGCGCTGTTCACCAAAAAAGAGCAGTCCGATGACGCCCGATTCTCTGATGTGCATAAGGCCGTGGAGCTGGTCGCCACTGAGCAGCAGAACCTGAGCGCACGCACCGAAAAATCCCTGTCTGAGCAGGAAGAACGCCTGTCTGAGCTGGAGATTGCTCTGCAGGCACAGCAGACCGCCTTTAACGAACTGGTGGACAAGCTGAGCCATGAAGACAGCCGCCAGGACTACCGCCAGCGTGCAACAGGCGGTAACGCCCCCGCTGACACTCTGACCAATTGCTGATGGAGCACAAAACCTGATGAAGAAGAATACCCGCTTTGCTTTTAACGCTTACCTGCAGCAGCTGGCGCGTCTGAACGGTGTGGCAGTTGAAGAACTGTCCAGCAAGTTTACTGTAGAGCCGTCTGTGCAGCAGACGCTGGAAGACCAGATCCAGCAGTCCGCCGCATTCCTGACGCTGATTAACGTCACGCCAGTGACTGAGCAGTCTGGTCAGTTGCTGGGGCTGGGTGTTGGCAGCACCATTGCCGGAACCACTGATACCACCGCGAAAGAGCGTGAACCTGTCGATCCGACGCTGATGGTCGATGTGGAATATAAATGCGAGCAGACCAACTTTGACACGGCGCTGACCTACGCGAAGCTGGACCTGTGGGCGAAGTTTCAGGATTTCCAGGTGCGTATCCGTGACGCCATCGTGAAACGTCAGGCACTGGACCGCATCATGATCGGCTTTAACGGCGTGAAGCGTGCGAAAACCTCCAACCGCAGCGAAAACCCGCTGCTGCAGGATGTGAATAAAGGCTGGCTACAGAAAATCCGTGAGGATGCACCGGATCACGTCATGGGCAGCACCACCACGGGCGGTGAAACCACACCGGGCGCGGTGAAAGTCGGTAAAGGTGGCGAATATGCCAACCTGGACGCCGTGGTGATGGATGCGGTCAATGAGCTTATCGACGTGGTCTACCAGGACGATGACGATCTGGTGGTGATTTGCGGTCGTGAACTGTTGTCTGATAAGTATTTCCCGCTGGTCAACAAAGAGCAGGAAAACAGTGAAAAACTGGCTGCCGATATGATCATCAGCCAGAAACGCATGGGTGGCCTGCAGGCCGTGCGTGCGCCGTTCTTCCCGCCGAATGCGCTGCTGATCACCCGTCTGGATAACCTGTCCATCTACTGGCAGGAAGACACCCGCCGCCGTTCAGTTATCGACAACCCGAAACGTGACCGGGTTGAAAACTTTGAATCCTTTAACGAAGCCTATGTGGTTGAGGACTACCGCTGCGCAGCACTGGTGGAAAACATCCAGATTGGCGACTTCAGCGTCGCCGTAGAAGCCGGAGCATAAACCATGAGCCTGAGTCCCGCACGGCAGCATCGCCTGCGCGTTCAGGCTGAACAGGCCGCCCGTGAGGGCGGCAGTGTTCGCCACGCGTCGGGCTATGACCTGATGCTGCTGCAACTGGCGGAAGACCGCCGCCGTCTCAAGGGCGTTCAGTCCACGGTGAAAAAAGCGGAAATCAAGGTGGAGCTGCTGCCGAAATATGCCGCCTGGGCGGAGGGTGTCCTGGCTGCCGGAGGCGCTCAACAGGATGACGTGCTGATGTACGTGATGCTGTGGCGCATTGATGCCGGAGATTATGCCGGGGCGCTGGAGATTGGGCGTCATGCCCTGCGTCATGGCTGGGTGATGCCGCTGGGTAACCGCAACGTGCAGACCGTGCTGGCAGAGGAAATGGCAGATGCAGCGCAGAGCGCAATGCTTGCCGCCACCGGCTTTGATGCCAATCTGTTGCTGCAGACGCTGGAGCTGACAGACGGTCTGGATATGCCGGACCAGTCACGGGCGCGTCTGCATAAAGCGATTGGCGCTGTCCTGAGTGAAAGCAATCCGGCTTCCGCCCTTAATCATCTCAACCATGCGTTACAGCTCGATCCCCGCTGTGGCGTGAAAAAAGACAAACAGCAGCTGGAGCGCAGACTGCGCAATGACAGCCGCTGACAGAACGTGCCCCCGCGCACGGGCGGCACGGGGTGGCGAAAGGCACAGCCACATCAAAACCCCGTCCACCGCCCTTTATTTCAGGAGAAAGCAGCATGAAGTTTGTTGCGCCAGAACAGGCACCGGAACAGGCGGAAATCATCAGAAATACGCCGTTCTGGCCTGATGTGGACTTGTCGGAGTTTCGCAGTGTCATGCGCACTGACGGCACGGTGACGCAGCCGCGTTTAAAGCAGGTTGCGCTGTCGGCAATTTCGGAGGTCAACGCAGAGCTGTATGAGTTTCGCAGACGTCAGCAGATGCTGGGGTATGCGTCGCTGGCTGAGGTTCCGGCGGAACAGCTGGACGGCAAAAGTGAGCGCATTCATCACTATTTCAACGCGGTTTACTGCTGGGCACGCGCCATGCTCAATGAGCGTTATCAGGACTATGACGCCACGGCGTCCGGTGTGAAGCGGGGCGAGGAACAGGCGGAAGCAAGCGGTGATTTGTGGCGTGACGCCCGCTGGGCCATCAGCCGGGTACAGGATGCGCCGCACTGCACAGTGGAGCTTATCTGATGAAAGTGCGTGCGCATCAGTATGACACGGTGGACGCGCTTTGCTGGCGTCATTACGGGCGCACGCAGGGTGTCACGGAGCAGGTACTGAAGGCAAATCCGGGGCTTGCCGAATACGGCCCCTTTTTACCTCACGGGCTGCAGGTGGAGCTGCCGGACATTCCGACAACCACCACCGTGCAGACCGTCCAGCTATGGGACTGAATTATGACGCTTGAGCGAATCAGCGCCTTTATCACGTATTGCATCGCCGTCGTGCTGGCCTGGCTGGGCGATTTGTCCATCAAGGATGCCTCAACGCTGGGCGGCCTGATGATTGGTGTGCTGATGCTGGCTATCAACTGGTACTACAAACACAAAGCCTACCAGCTTCTGCGCGACGGGCAGATCTCGCGGGAGGACTATGAATCCATCAATCGTTAAACGCTGCCTTGTCGGGGTCGTGCTGGCTATTGCTGCCACGCTGCCGGGTTTTCAGCAGCTTCACACCTCCGTGGAGGGACTGAAACTGATTGCCGATTACGAAGGCTGTCGTCTGCAGCCGTATCAGTGCAGCGCGGGTGTCTGGACCGACGGCATTGGTAATACATCGGGCGTCATTCCCGGCAAAACAATCACGGAACGACAGGCAGCAGAAGGGCTGATCTCCAACGTGCTGCGTGTGGAGCGGGCACTGGAAAGGTGTGTGAAGCAACAGCCACCACAGAAGGTGTATGACGCTACGGTGTCGTTTGCCTTCAGCGTGGGGACGGGCAATGCCTGTAGTTCCACGCTGGTGAAATTGCTCAATCAGCGGCGCTGGGCGGATGCGTGCCGACAGTTGCCGCGCTGGGTTTATGTAAAAGGTGTGTTTAATCAGGGGCTGGATAACCGCCGTGCGCGGGAGATGGCCTGGTGTTTACAGGGAGCAAACTGAAATGAAAAAGAAATTAATCAGCGGACTGTTTCTGATGTTATGGATAGCGCTGTTAATCGCAGCAATGGTGTATCCGCAGGGGATCTTTCCGGTACTGGCAGCGTCCGGCGTTTGGGTAGCCTGTTTGCTGACATGGGCGGTAATTCCGGTAGCACTGGCTGCGTTAATTCAGAATGGCCCGCTCTGGCAGGAGTTAAGGGCATCTTTGCTGAAGACAATTACCCGAAAAGAAAACGTATTTATCAGTTGGGTGATGCGATTGCTGATTGTTGTAAGTCTCGCATGGACGGGGTGGGCTATTACCCTGGTCTTTTATCTACTGACCGTTATTGCCTTCTGGATCACCCGTAATCAGATGGCGCAACAGGTAGCAGCATGAACCGGTTGCTGCTGGTTGTGCTGGCGTTATTACTGGCGGCGCTGGGCTGGCAGACGTGGCGGCTGGCTGATGCCAGCCAGACCATCAGCACGCAGGCAAACGAGCTGCAGAGCAAAAGCCAGGCACTGGCAAAGAGCAACAGCCAGCTTATCAGCCTGTCCATTCTGACTGAAACCAATAACCGGGAGCAGGCGCGGCTCTATGCCGAAGCAGAACAGACCAGCGCACAGCTGAGACAACGACAACGCCGGATCGAGGAACTGAAACGTGAGAACGAGGATTTACGCCACTGGGCTGATACTCCTTTGCCTGCTGACATTATCCGGCTGCGGGAACGTTCGGCACTCACCGGAGGTGCAGCTTATCGTCAGTGGTTGTCCGCGAGTGACACCGTGTCGGCTGGATCAGGCAGCGCCGCGCACTAACGGTGATCTGAACGCGTTGTTGGATGAAACGGAGGCCGCCTGGGCGGTCTGTGCAGACAAAGTGGACATGATTATTGCGTGTCAGGAGCGAAACAGTGAACAAACCACAATCCCTGCGCCACGCCCTCAATAAAGCTGTGCCTTATGTCCGCAATAACCCGGACAAACTGCATCTGTTTGTGGATAACGGTTCGCTGGTTGCCACGGGGGCCAGCTCCATGTCATGGGAGTACCGCTATACCCTGAACGTGGTGATAGAGGATTTCAGCGGCGACCAGAATCTGCTGATGGCCCCGGTTTTACTGTGGCTTCGGGATAACCAGCCTGATGCCATCAATAACCCGGCGTTACGGGAAAAGCTATTCACCTTTGATGTGGATATTTTGCGCAACGATGTCTGTGATATCAGCCTTAACCTGCAACTGACGGAACGTGTGCTGGTCAGCACTGACGGCAGTGTGTCGAGCGTTGAAGCTGTAGCAGAACCCGATGAACCTGAAGAAATGTGGACGGTGAAACGTGGCTGAACTGCAGAAGGTGGACGACTGGCTGAGTGCCTTGCTGGCGAATCTGGAACCAGCCACGAGAAGCCGCATGATGCGCCAGCTGGCGCAGGAACTGCGCCGGACACAGCAGCAGAATATCAGGATGCAGCGCAATCCAGATGGCAGCAGTTATGAACCGCGCAGGGTAACAGCACGCAGCAAGAAGGGGCGCATCAAACGTCAGATGTTTGCAAAGCTGCGCACCACAAAATACCTGAAAACTGCCGCCAGCGCCGACTCTGCCAGCGTACAGTTTGAAGGCAAGGTGCAGCGTATTGCCCGTGTTCACCATTACGGCCTGCGTGATCGCGTTAGTCGCAAAGGACCGGAGGTCCGTTACGCAGAGCGCCGCCTGCTGGGTGTAAATGATGATGTTGAGGCAATGACCCGCGACATGATTCTGCAATGGCTGGCGGGGTGATCTTTGTATCAGCACTGATACAAGTTGCAGCACTGCCGCCTTTCTTCCCCTGATGGCAACCTTTCCCTATGAACGCACAATTAACCGAAATCATGCGCCTTATCACCAACCTGATCCGCACAGGGGTAGTCACCGAAGTGGACAGGGAAAACTGGCTTTGCCGGGTGAAAACGGGCGAGCTTGAAACCAACTGGATCAGCTGGCTGACGCTGCGTGCCGGGAATGCCCGCACATGGTGGCGACCATCGGAAGGTGAGCAGGTGGTGCTGCTGAGTCTTGGCGGCAATCTGGAGACTGCCTTTGCGCTGCCCGCTGTCTATTCGAATCAGTTCGCACCACCGTCGACGTCGGCGGACGCCTGCGTGACAGAACATCCTGACGGTGGCTGGTTTGAATACGAACCCGCCACCGGGCGCTGGTATGTCAGGGGCATCAAATCCATGGTCATTGAGGCTGCCGACAACATCACCCTGAAAACCAGTGAGTTTGTGCTGGAGGCTGACCGCACGCGTATTAACAGCGAAGTAGTGATCAATGGTGGCGTTACCCAGGGCGGCGGTGCAATGAGTTCTAACGGAATTGTGGTTGATGCACATCAGCATACTGGCGTCCTGAAAGGCGGCGACACAACCGGAGGCCCGGTATGACGCTTTATAGCGGGATGAACAATACCAGCGGCAAAGTCATTACTGATATTGACCATCTGCGCCAGTCGGTGCGGGACATTCTGCTGACGCCGCAGGGTAGCCGCATTGCCCGTCGGGAATATGGTTCCCTGCTGTCGGCACTGATAGATCAGCCACAAAATCCGGCGTTACGCCTGCAGGTCATGTCGGCAGTGTATGTGGCGCTGAGTCGCTGGGAGCCACGGCTGACGCTGGATTCCATCACCATCAACAGCCATTTTGACGGTTCAATGGTGGTGGAGCTGAGCGGGCGGCGTAATAACGGTGTGCCTGTTTCCCTTTCCGTATCAACAGGAGCAGAGAATGGCAGTGATTGACCTTTCGCAGTTGCCTGCGCCGCAGATTGTGGATGTGCCGGACTTTGAGACGCTGCTTGCCGAACGCAAGGCCGAATTTGTGGCGCTTTATCCGAAAGATGAGCAGGAAGCAGTGATCCGCACGCTGGAACTGGAATCTGAACCCGTTACCAAATTGTTGCAGGAGAACGCTTATCGTGAGTTGCTTCTGCGCCAGCGCATTAACGAAGCCGCGCAGGCGGTGATGGTGGCTTACGCGATGGGCGGCGATCTTGACCAGCTCGCTGCTAACTACAACGTGAAACGCCTGACGGTGACACCTGCTGATGATGACGCTGTACCGCCCGTTGCGGCTGTGATGGAAAGTGATGAAGCGTTACGCCTGCGTGTGCCTGCAGCCTTTGAAGGGCTTTCTGTTGCGGGGCCAACTGCCGCTTATGAGTTTCATGCACGAAGCGCCGACGGTCGGGTGGCGGATGCCAGTGCAACCAGTCCGGCACCTGCAGAGGTGGTACTGACTGTCCTTAGCCGCGAAGGCGACGGAACAGCAGAAAAAGACTTGCTGGATGTGGTGGAGAACGCCCTGAACAGTGAGAACGTCCGCCCGGTGGCTGACCGTCTGACGGTTCGCAGCGCAGAAATCATCCCGTACCGCGTGGAAGCCACCATTTTTCTTTATCCGGGACCGGAAGCAGAGCCGGTAATGGCAGCGGCAAAAGCCAGCCTGCAGAAGTACATCGCCAGTCAGACGCGGCTTGGTCGGGATATTCGCCGTAGTGCCATTTTTGCCGCGCTGCATGTTGAGGGGGTTCAACGTGTGGAGCTGACTTCACCGCTGGCTGATGTGGTCCTGAACAAAACACAGGCCGCCTCATGTACGCAGTGGAGCGTAACCAACGGAGGAACGGATGAATAGTCTGCTGCCACCAGGTTCAACGCTACTGGAGCGCCGACTGGCGCAGACCTGTAGCGGGATTTCTGATCTGCAGGTGCCGCTGCGTGACTTGTGGAATCCGGCAACCTGTCCGGTCAGTTTCCTGCCTTATCTCGCCTGGGCGTTCTCTGTGGATCGCTGGGACGAGGGCTGGACTGAAAGCGTCAAACGTCAGGTGGTGAAGGATGCTTTTTATATTCATCAGAATAAAGGAACCACCAGTGCCGTGCGGCGGGTGGTGGAACCGTTCGGATTCCTGATCCGCATTATTGAGTGGTGGCAGACCGGCGAAACACCGGGCACGTTTCGCCTGGATATCGGCGTGCAGGATCAGGGCATCACTGAAGATACCTATCTGGAACTTGAGCGACTGATAAGCGATGCCAAACCATGTAGCCGTCACATGATCGGCATGTCCATCAATCTGCAGACCAGCGGCCCGCATTGGGTGGGAGCCGCCAGCTATCTTGGCGAAGAAATCACGATCTATCCGTATATCAACGAAACAATTATTTCCGGCGGCACCGCGCATGAAGGCGGGGCGGTCCATGTTATTGACACAATGAGAGTGAATCCATGAGCACAAAATTTTATACCCTGCTGACGGATATTGGCGCGGCGAAACTTGCCAGCGCCGCCGCGCTCGGTGTGCCTTTAAAAATTACCCATATGGCGGTCGGCGATGGCGGCGGAACATTACCAACGCCGGACGCAAAGCAGACAGCACTGGTAAATGAGAAACGCCGGGCTGCGCTGAATATGCTCTATATCGACCCGCAGAACAGCAGCCAGATTATTGCTGAACAGGTGATCCCTGAAAACGAGGGCGGTTGGTGGATACGTGAAGTGGGCTTGTTTGATGAGTCCGGGGCATTGATTGCCGTGGGTAACTGCCCGGAAAGCTATAAGCCGCAACTGGCTGAAGGCAGTGGGCGTACCCAGACCGTGCGCATGGTGCTGATTACCAGCAGTACGGGCAATATCATCCTGAAAATCGACCCTGCTGTAGTGCTGGCAACCCGCAAGTATGTGGATGACAAGGCACTGGAGCTGAAGGTGTACGTGGATGACCTGATAGCAAAACATCTTGCCGCACTGGACCCGCATTCACAGTATGCACCCAAAGAAAGTCCGACATTTACCGGAACCCCCAAAGCGCCAACGCCAGCGGCGGGGAATAATACCACTCAGCTTGCGACCACCGCATTTGTTCAGGCGGCACTGACGGCCCTGATTAATGGTGCGCCAGCCACGCTGGACACGCTGAAAGAAATAGCCGCAGCCATTAACAATGACCCGAAATTCAGTACCACCATTAACAATGCGCTGGCACTGAAAGCGCCGCTGTCGAGTCCGGCACTCACCGGAACGCCAACAGCCCCCACGGCGGCGCAGTCGGTCAACAATACACAGATTGCCACTACGGCTTTTGTGAAATCGGCGATTGCGGCAATGGTGGGTTCTGCACCTGCGGCACTGGATACACTGAACGAACTGGCGGCGGCACTGGGGAATGATCCGAACTTTGCCACGACAATGCTTAATGCGCTGGCAGGTAAACAACCGCTGGACAATACGCTGACTAATTTGAGTGGAAAGGATGTAGCTGGTCTTCTCACATACCTTGGTTTGGGAGAAGCCAGATATGTCATTCAGCGAGGAGCTAATGTCAATGGTGCATGGATACGCTGGTCAGATGGTGCAATAGAAGTATTTGGAACTGGTGGTTCCAATGATAATGGGCTGGCTAAAGTCGTTTATCCAATTGCACTACCTAAGCTTTCACGTTTTATCAGCATAGCGGAAAGAATAAGAACAGATTACGAGGCCACACCTAATAACGTTCACGTTTCAATGATCGTGGATGACCAGGTCAGTAATACAGGTTTTTATGTCCGCTGCCAGATGTACGACGGAAGACCATCAACAAGTGCTTTTTCCTGGAGAGTTTATTGTGCGCCTGTTTAATCCTGTTACTTTGACTGAAGTAATCCCCGGTCTTCATGACGTGACCGGGGCTGTGGAATTACCAGAAGATAACTGGTTTTTTACTGCATCTGAAATCCCTGAAGGAATGGAAATATCTGTTAACGAGAAGGGCGAACCCATTCTGATTGAGATTAAACCATCTCAGGTGGAACTGGCCAGATAACCCCCGGCGCGGTGCTGGTATCTGCTTCCATCACCGCGTCGATATTACCAACATCATATTCAGTCATTTCCGGTTCCGGTGGTGCTATAAACTCTCCGTCAGAATAGAACCAACCGACGCCTGCATCTATATGATCAACATTTATAATTTCGCAATTAGAGAATAAATCACCCTCTCCATCCCAGATAATAATATTTTTCACCACGCCATGTTCAATCAGAGCAAAATTACTCATCAGGCATACTCCTCAACAATAACTATTCCCGGGGCACCGTCACCTCCCGATTGAGCCTCACTTCCAGCAGGTGCGCAGGCTCCGCCTCCGCCAGCACCAAAGCCCTCAGCTTTACCACCACCACGTCCTCTGAATGATGAAGAACTTGCACCACCTATACCGCCTGAACCTAATGGTGTATCCCCCCCGGTACCACCTGCTACAGCTTTAACAGAGATAACCATTGCTCCTGGTGTTTTTGCACTACAGCGAAATGCTCTTAGTACAGTGCCGGACGATGTCGGACTGGCACCCCATGAAATACCCTGAATATATGATGTGTTTGCAGATGCTCCCCCCGCGCCACCGCCTGTACCACCAGGTGCAGTTATCATGGAACCGAAATAAGTTGTGCCACCTTCACTACCTGAATTTCTTCCGGCTCCCCCCCCTTTACCTGCAGCACCGATAATAACGTTGACTTCGAAATCATTATCAACCTCGAAAAATGCTTCAATAAATGCGCCGCTCAATCCAGCTCCGGCTGTTGCCTGCTGATTTTCTGTTGTTTCAGGAACCCCACCGCCGCCGCCGCCACCACCAGAGGCAATGACCCTTATCTTTTTTGTCCCTGGTGTTGGGATATATTTTCCAGAGCTTTTAAAAATATTCGTGTTTAACAAACGACCAGAGAATCTGGCTTCTCCCAAACCAACGTTTATGAAAATGCAGAGATAACGGCTAACTGGCATCATCCCCGGTTTTTATTCAGGGGATTGATCATGCTTATTGGCTATGTACGCGTGTCAACAAATGACCAGAACACCGATTTGCAACGTAATGCACTGAACTGCGCGGGATGTGAGCGGATTTTTGAGGACAAAATCAGTGGCACTAAGTCCAACAGACCGGGGCTGAAAAAACTGCTCAGGACACTATCGGCAGGAGACACGCTGGTTGTCTGGAAGCTGGACAGGTTGGGGCGCAGTATGCGGCATCTTGTTACGTTGATAGAAGAGTTGCGCCAGCGAGGTGTGAATTTCCGAAGCCTGACTGACAGTATTGATACCAGTACCCCAATGGGCCGTTTCTTTTTTCATGTCATGGGTGCCCTGGCTGAAATGGAACGCGAACTGATAGTTGAACGTACCAGGGCGGGGCTTGCTGCAGCTCGCGCCAAAGGCAGAGTAGGTGGACGCCGTCCTAAGTTGACTACCGAACAGTGGGCACAGATTGGACGCTTACTCGAGGCCGGAGAATCAAGACAGCGTATTGCACTGATTTTTGATGTGGGTGTTTCCACAATTTATAGAAAATTTCCGGCAAATAAGAGTAATGAATCCCCCTGAATCAGCATTATTTTGATTATCCCTGAAAGCAGACAAATACCGTCATTTTGTGTGAATAACGGTACAACTGCGCTTAGCTGTTTGTCAGGCACAATCACTTCAACATAGGGCGAAGCCTAATCCAATCAGGAGGTTCGCCACTATGGCTCAGGATTACCACCACGGGGTGCGCGTTGTTGAAGTCAACGAAGGCACCCGATCCATTACCACGGTGAGCACCGCCATCGTGGGTATGGTCTGCACGGGCGATGATGCCGATGCAAAAATGTTTCCTCTTAATAAACCCGTGCTGATCACTGATGTGCTGACTGCCAGCGGTAAAGCGGGTGAGTCAGGCACGCTGGCGCGTTCGCTGGATGCCATCGCTGACCAGGCGAAACCCGTGACCGTTGTTGTGCGTGTGCCGCAGGGTGAAACGGAAGAAGAAACCACGACCAATATCATCGGAGCAGTGACCGCTGAAGGTAAAAAAACAGGCATGAAAGCCCTGTTATCTGCCCAGTCACAGCTCGGCGTTAAACCGCGCATTCTCGGCGTGCCAGGTCACGACACGAAGGCGGTAGCTACTGAGTTGCTGAGCGTGGCGCAAAGCCTGCGTGGATTTGCTTACCTGTCAGCGTATGGTTGCAAGACGGTGCAGGAAGCAATCACTTACCGTGAAAACTTCAGTCAGCGTGAAGGAATGCTGATCTGGCCCGACTTTACTGGCTGGGACACGGTGCTGAATGCCGAAGCAACGGCTTATGCCACCGCCCGTGCGCTTGGTCTGCGCGCCAAAATTGACGAGCAGACCGGATGGCACAAAAGCCTGTCCAACGTGGGCGTTAACGGTGTCACCGGAATTTCTGCTGATGTGTTCTGGGATCTGCAGGACCCGGCAACCGATGCGGGACTGCTGAACCAGAACGACGTCACCACCCTTATCCGCAAAGACGGTTTTCGCTTCTGGGGTTCCCGCTGCCTGAGTGATGACCCGCTCTTTGCCTTCGAAAACTACACCCGCACGGCGCAGGTGCTGACGGACACGATGGCAGAAGCGCACATGTGGGCGGTGGATAAACCGCTGAATCCGTCGCTGGCCCGCGACATTATCGAGGGTATCCGCGCCAAAATGCGCAGCCTGGTCAGTCAGGGCTATCTCATTGGTGGTGATTGCTGGCTGGATGAGTCGGTGAACGACAAAGACACGCTGAAAGCCGGAAAACTCACCATCGACTACGACTACACGCCAGTGCCGCCACTTGAAAACCTGATGCTGCGTCAGCGCATCACCGATCAGTACCTGGTGAATTTCTCCAGCCAGGTCAGCGCGTAAGGGGACAACATGGCTTTACCACGCAAATTAAAACACCTGAACCTGTTTAATGACGGGAACAACTGGCAGGGGATCGTTGAGTCGCTGACGCTGCCGAAATTTACCCGCAAATATGAGAAGTATCGCGGCGGCGGAATGCCGGGTGCAGTGGATGTGGATCTGGGGCTGGATGACGGCGCACTGGATACGGAATTTTCCATTGGTGGTACTGAACTGCTGCTGTTTAAGCAGATGGGCAAAGCCACGGTGGATGGTATCCAGTTGCGCTTTACCGGCTCTATCCAGCGTGACGATACCGGGGAAGTGCAGGCCGTGGAGCTTGTGGTGCGTGGACGTCACAAAGAAGTGGATTCCGGCGAGTGGAAGACGGGCGAAAGCAACACCACCAAAGTGACCAGTACCAACAGCTACGCGAAGCTGACTATAAATGGTGAGGTGCTCTATGAAGTGGACCTTATCAACATGGTGGAAATTGTGGACGGTGTGGACCTGATGGAAGCGCACCGCAACGCCCTCGGCCTCTGATGTATCTGAACGGCGCGGGATACCGCGCCAGAACCCAATTTACAGGACAGCAAAATGAGCGATAAGCAGACTGAAAAGACTATTCAACTGGATACCCCCATCAAGCGCGGTAAAACAGAAATCACCGAAATTGTGCTGCGTAAACCGCAGTCCGGTGCGCTGCGCGGTACACGCCTGCAGGCCATTATGGATATGGATGTGAACGCGATGATGACCGTGATCCCCCGCATCTCCAGTCCGGCACTGACTGCACAGGAAATTGCAGAGATGGACCCGGCAGATCTCACTGCCATGTCGGTTGAGGTTGTCACTTTTTTGTTGAAGAAGTCGGTGCTTGCCGGTTTACCGACAGCCTGACGGTTGACGATCTGGTGGCTGATATCGCCACCATCTTTCACTGGCCGCCATCCGTTACTGACGTTATGCCGCTGACCGAAGTGCTGGAATGGCGGTATAAAGCGATTCAGAGAAGCGGGGCCAACGATGAGTGATAATAACCTGCGCCTGCAGGTCATTCTTAATGCGGTTGACAAACTCACCCGCCCATTCCGTGCTGCACAGGCCAGTTCGAAAGAGCTGGCTGGCGCAATTCAGAATACCCGAAACAGCCTCAAAGAACTGAATAAGCAGGCTGGCAGAATTGATGAATTTCGCAAGACGCGCTCGCAACTAGCCATAACAGCCAACAACCTGAACGCAGCCCGCGAAGAGGCGGCAAAACTCGCCACACAATTTGCTGCCACTAACAGGCCAACCGCCGCGCAGGCAAAGTTATTCAGTCAGGCCAAAACACGAGTACAGGAACTTCAGCAGACCTATAACGGCTTGTTGGGGGCGGTCCAGAGACAACGTCAGGCACTTAAAGAATCAGGGATTGATACCAGACAACTCAGTAGTGCCCAGCGAGAACTTAAGAAAAATGCCGAAGAAACTCGTCAGGCACTGGAGGGCCAGCAAAAAGCACTTAAACGTCTGGGTGAACAACAGGCACGGATGAACGTTGCCAGAGAACAATACTCAAGACGGCTTGAAGTGCGCGATCGCATCGCAGGAGCCGGAGCCACCACCACGGCTGCAGGGCTGGCAATGGGCGCGCCAGTGATGGCGGCGGTAAAAAGCTATACCAGCATGGAAGATGCCATGAAAGGTGTGGCAAAGCAGGTCAATGGTCTGCGTGACGATAATGGCAACCGCACTGCGCGTTTTTACGAAATGCAGGATGCCATCAAAGCTGCCAGTGAACAGCTGCCAATGGAAAACGGTGCTGTGGACTTCGCCGCACTGGTTGAAGGTGGTGCGCGCATGAATGTGGCAAACCCTGACGACAGCTGGGAGGACCAGAAACGTGACCTGCTGGCCTTCGCCAGTACGGCAGCAAAAGCGGCAACAGCCTTTGAGCTGCCAGCGGATGAACTGTCAGAAAGTCTGGGGAAAATCGCCCAGCTCTACAAAATACCAACCCGCAATATTGAACAGCTCGGTGATGCGCTGAACTATCTGGATGATAACGCTATGTCGAAAGGGGCAGACATCATTGATGTCATGCAACGCCTGGGCGGTGTGGCTGATCGTCTGGATTATCGTAAAGCGGCGGCGCTGGGTTCCACCTTCCTGACACTGGGGGCTGCGCCGGAGGTCGCTGCCAGTGCTGCCAACGCGATGGTGCGTGAATTGTCCATTGCGACCATGCAAAGCAAGAGTTTCTTTGAAGGAATGAATCTGCTGAAACTCAATCCTGAAGTGATTGAAAAGCAGATGACGAAGGATGCGATGGGAACTATCCAGCGTGTGCTGGAGAAGGTGAACGCACTGCCGCAGGACAAGCGTCTGTCTGCCATGACCATGTTGTTTGGTAAAGAGTTTGGTGATGACGCGGCGAAACTGGCAAACAACCTTCCGGAACTGCAGCGCCAGCTAAAACTGACAGCGGGCAATGATGCGCTCGGTTCCATGCAGAAAGAATCCGACATCAACAAAGACTCACTTTCTGCTCAGTGGTTGCTGGTCAAAACCGGAGCGCAGAACACCTTCAGCAGCCTGGGCGAAACGCTGCGCCAGCCGCTGATGGATATTCTGTACACGGTGAAAAGCATCATGGGGGCGTTGCGCCGCTGGGTGGAAGCTAACCCGGAACTGACAGGCACACTGATGAAAGTAGCGGCTGTTGTGGCTGCGGTTACCGTAGGCCTCGGCACCTTAGCGGTGACGCTGGCTGCAGTGCTGGGGCCGCTGGCAGTCATCCGTCTGGGATTCTCTGTGCTGGGTATCAAAACGTTACCTTCCGTTACGGCAGCAGTAACACGAACCAGCAGCGCGTTGTCCTGGTTAGCTGGCGCTCCACTGGCACTGCTGCGACGCGGGCTTGCTTCATCGGGCAACGCAGCGGGTTTACTTACTGCGCCGTTGTCGTCTTTGCGCCGTACGGCATCACTGACGGGAAATGTCCTGAAAACTGTAGCAGGTGCGCCGGTTGCACTTTTGCGGTCTGGATTATCCGGTTTACGTGCTGTTGCTGTGATGTTTATGAATCCTCTGGCGGTACTGCGCGGTGGACTGGTCGCCGCAGGCACGGTGCTGCGAGTACTGGCATCTGGTCCACTGGCGATGCTGCGCGTTGCCCTGTATGCCGTATCTGGTCTGTTAGGTACTCTGCTCAGTCCGATAGGTCTTGTGGTTACTGCACTGGCGGGCGTGGCGCTGGTTGTCTGGAAATACTGGCAACCCATCACCGCATTTCTCGCTGGTGTGGTGGAAGGATTCAAAGCGGCGGCAGGTCCCATCAGTGCAGCATTCGAACCACTTAAGCCTGTGTTTCAGTGGATTGGCGACAAAGTGCAGGCGTTGTGGGGCTGGTTTACTGATCTGCTGACGCCTGTTAAGTCGACCTCTGCCGAACTGCAGAGCGCAGCGGCAATGGGGCGACGATTTGGGGAGGCACTGGCGGAAGGGCTGAATATGGTCATGCATCCGCTGGACTCCCTGAAATCCGGCGTTTCCTGGTTGCTGGAGAAACTCGGCATTGTCAGTAAAGAGGCTGCAAAGGCGAAACTGCCGGAAAGCGTGACGCGTCAGCAACCTGCGACGGTGAATGCAGACGGTAAAGTGATGATGCCATCGGGTGCTTTTCCGTCATGGGGATATGGCTTTGCGGGGATGTATGACAGCGGCGGCTATATCCCGCGCGGGCAGTTTGGCATCGTCGGTGAAAACGGGCCGGAAATTGTTAACGGCCCGGCAAATGTGACCAGCCGGAGAAATACTGCTGCACTGGCTGCCGTTGTTGCCGGAATGATGGGCGTTGCTGCCGCGCCTGCAGAGCTTCTACCGTTGCATCCTTTGGCACTTCCCGCGAAAGGCGGCGAAGCGATGGTGAGTCGTGCAGCCACTGTGCCGCCCGTTCACCGGATTGAGGCACCGACGCAGATCATCATTCAGACGCAGCCAGGACAAAGTGCGCAGGATATTGCGCGGGAGGTGGCACGCCAGCTTGATGAACGTGAACGCAGGCTGAAGGCAAAAGCCAGGAGTAACTACAGCGATCAGGGGGGATACGACGCATGATGATGGTGCTGGGATTGTACGTGTTTATGCTGCGCACCGTTCCGTATCAGGAACTGCAGTATCAACGCAGCTGGCGACATGCGGCAAACAGCCGGGTAAACCGTCGTCCGTCCACGCAATTTCTGGGACCGGACAACGACATGCTGACGCTTTCTGGTGTTCTTATGCCGGAGATAACGGGCGGCAGGCTGTCGTTGCTGGCTCTGGAGCAGATGGCAGAACAGGGAAAAGCATGGCCCCTGATTGAAGGCAGCGGCACGATTTACGGCATGTATGTGATTGAGGGACTGAATCAGACTAAAACGGAGTTTTTCCGCGATGGTATGCCGCGCCGGATTGAGTTTACCCTGTCGCTCAAACGGGTGGATGAATCCCTGTCCGATATGTTCGGTGATCTCAGTGCGCAGCTGAATAATTTGCAGGATACGGCAACGTCTGCCTTAAGCGATATCAGTAAAACGGTGGGAGGGCTGCTGTCGTGAATTTCAGCTCTGAACTGCTTAACAAAGGCAACAAAACTCCCGCATTCAGCATCAGTATTGAGGGGAAGGATATCACCACTGTGCTGGACAAACGCCTGATGGGGCTTACGCTGACGGATAACCGGGGCTTTGAAGCGGACCAGCTTGATCTGGAGCTGGACGACGCCGACGGAAAAATCGTGCTGCCGCGCCGTGGTGCGGTCATTACGCTGGCGCTGGGCTGGAAGGGGCAGCCGCTTTTCCCGAAAGGGGCATTCACGGTGGACGAGATTGAACACACTGGCGCACCGGACCGCCTGACTATCCGGGCGCGAAGTGCTGATTTTCGTGAAACGCTGAATACCCGCCGCGAAAAGTCGTGGCACAAGACCACCGTTGGGGAAGTGGTGAAGGAAATAGCTGCGCGGCACAAACTGAAGATGGCATTGGGTAAAGATCTGTCAGATAAACCCGTGGAACATATAGACCAGACCAATGAGAGTGACGGCAGTTTTCTGATGCGGCTGGCGCGCCAGTACGGTGCTATTTCATCGGTGAAAAATGGCAATCTGTTATTCATCCGGCAGGGTCAGGGCAAAAGTGCCAGCGGTAAACCACTGCCGGTGATAACTATCACACGTAAGGACGGCGACAGTCACCGCTTTACCCTGGCAGATCGCGGAGCTTACACGGGCGTAATTGCCAGCTGGTTGCATACCCGCGAACCCGCGAAGAAAGAAAGCACCACGGTGAAGCGTAAGCGCAGGACTAAGAAGCAGAAGAAAGAGCCGGAAGCGAAGCAGGGCGATTACCTGGTGGGTACGGATGAAAACGTGCTGGTACTCAATCGCACCTATGCCAACCGGAGTAACGCCGAACGGGCAGCGAAAATGCAGTGGGAACGCCTGCAACGCGGCGTTGCGTCATTCTCGCTACAACTGGCGGAAGGGCGGGCAGATCTCTACACGGAAATGCCTGTGAAGGTCAGTGGTTTTAAACAGCCGATAGATGATGCGGAATGGACCATTACGACTCTGACACATACCGTCAGCCCGGATAACGGTTTTACGACCAGTCTGGAGCTTGAAGTGAGGATTGATGATTTCGAAATGGAATGATTCTTCGCAATGGAGAACTTTTAAGTTTGCGAAATGGAACAATGCGGTATCATTATTGTGATTTTAGCAAAAATGGGGAGAACTCGAAAAATGATGATTTGCCCACTGTGTGGAAGTGCCGCCCATACTCGCAGCAGTTTTCAGGTATCTTCATTGACCAAAGAGCGTTACAACCAGTGCCAGAATATTAACTGCAGCCATACTTTTGTTACCCATGAAACTTTTGTTCGTTCGATTGCAACGCCAAAAGAGTCAAATCCGGTTCAGCCGCATCCAATGAAATCAGGACAGGTGGCGCTCTCTCTTTGACGCTGCCGCCATTTTGTCGCCATCGATAAAAAACAGTGCTTCTAACATCATGATTTTAAAAGGCATAAATTTCAGGCAACAAAAAACCCATCAACCTTGAACCGAAATGGCGGGGTTGATGGGCTCCACAAAATGGGGACATCAAAGAAAAGCAGTGGCACTAATTAAGACTGATGCCCTGCGGAAAAGTTCTGCGGTTGTGCAAAAAAATTTCATTTTCAGGGCAACTTCAGTT